CACAAAGACTGGGCGATGATCCGGCAGGTATACGGAAAATTCATGCCGGAAGCAACTCCGAATGCAGGGGATAAAGCAGTAAGTATTTTTGCAGAAAAAAGCTGTGATTAAGCTGTGATTCCTACCCCAAAAACCACCTATTTGTCACCATTCTAATCTATTCTTTCCTACTAGTTATTCAATAAAAACAATAACTTGTTGGTTGCGGGGGCAGGATTTGAACCTACACAAGTCTGCATCAATAGGACTTCTTAGAAAAATGCTGTGATAAAGCTGCGATTCTTTCCTAAATATCCCTTGACATTCTATTATGCACGTGTATAATTAACTCCATCGACAACGCAATAATAAGGAGCAAGAAAATGTTAGGACGCCACGTAGTAAAGAGAAACGCAGAAATAGAAGCTAAGCTGAGCGCAGAGACTAAGGCGATAATGCAAGGGATGAATATCTATAACCCGATGTTCGGCGGCGGAGACAAAGCAATCTGGAATGCGGCAGCACTGAAATTTAATGCGGCCGCCAAAAGGGAATTGGGCGAAGAAGCGCAATCTATCCTTCGGAGGATATTCTGATGAGGCAGGAACTTATAAACGCCTACGTTGCTTTACAGATAGCGAAGGTAAAAGAGTATGTTTATGGAGATGCCTGGTCAGATATGATGTGTCAGATCGAGGAAACCATGACTCCGGAAGAGTACATGGAGGCGAAGAACAAGGCGAGTCTCCACTTCGGAAACGAACCGATGTATAAACAATGAAAGAAAAGCGGCAATATATTCCTAACCCAAACGGCCGCCCGGCGAAGCTCAGGAATGGCCGGGACCGTACGATCTACATAGATGATGAGTCGTGGGAAAAAGCCAAAGAGCTAGGAAACGGCAAGCCTAGCGAGGGGATACGGCGAGCGCTGGCGAATTGCAGCCACGTACAGCCGCACGAAGTTTGATCTCGCACATCCATCGCTCTTCGATCTCGGTACGCAGAGCCCTGTTGATTGTCACCGCATCATCGGCTGCTGACACCTTATCCACGGCATAGGCGTCCTTGCACTCTGCTGGGGTCTCCACGTTGCAGTAGACCGGGACGGGTTTCTCGACTATCTGAGTCTGAATGATAGGCTTGGCGGAGCAACTGGCCAGCGCCAGGCTAATTGCCGCTATGGCGATTCTGTACATATTCCTTTTGCTCCTGAATGATTGCGTCGCACCGCCCCGCTTCCGGTACGATCGGCAGCGCTTTAATAGCGGCAATCTGAGCCACATGCTTCCCGGCCAGAGCCTGAGCATTCTTCATGGCTTCGGATGCAGCTTTCTCGCGCTCTGTCACGGCATCGGTGATTACCTTCACACCCTGGCGCACGCCTGCGATATCGGTCTGGCATTGACCGTTGGCATTCTCAAGAATGGCGTTGCGATCGGTCAGAGTCTGTTTTTCAGACTTGATGAGCGCGATCTCGGCGCCGTCTTTCCAGTGCTTGACGAGCCAGCCACTACCAGCGCCACCTAAAAATGTCAGTAGAATAATTGCCCAAAATGCCATATTTTTGCCCCTACCCTACCCCTTACCCACTGATTTTTAATCGATTGTAGGGCCTGTAAAATCGCCTAGTTTTTAGGCAAATCGTCACAGACAACCTCTCCACCCTCAGTTACTCCTAGAGTAATGACACCAGGGTATTTGCTCTTCGTCATATTGAAACCTACCCGCTCCACTCCATCCTTATTCACCCAAGTTAATTTTGATATCTGTTTCACATCAATAATCAGCGGAGCGTAGCCATGCTTCCACGCAACAAGATCGCCTTTCCCGGTTGCGCAGACATTTCTAAAGACCTCGTATCCTAGTTTCAATAAATGCGCGCAAGCCACCAGCTCATTAATACCGCCCTTTACACTTGTTGGCAGGGCACTGGGCTGGTTCTGCTTGTACTTCCAATAATTCGGTTTATGACAAGAACTCATTCTGAGATAACACAAAAATTAAGCAAAGGTAGGGACAGCCCGATGGTTATCCCCTTAACCTTTTTTGGGAACTTTTAGGCCGCTTGTGCTGCTTGGGCCGCGACGTTCTGATCACCCAGGTCGGTCAAAGCGCCGGCGATCGCTTTTTGAGTTGCCACGATTTGCGGGTAGCCCATCGTGTAGAAGCTCGCCACGACATCGGATTGCACTTCGCCGTTGTCGCCCAGGTATTCCATCGTGATACGCAATTTCGGATCGGACATTTTCAATTTCTCCACAGTTTCAGTTTTGGCAGAATTGCCGTACATCTTCACTACTACTCTCCCGTTCTTAAGGCGACGGGATTTACCTATGAGCCCCATGCTTGCGAGATATTTTTTAATCGCCCTATGCTCGGCAAACGTGGGAGCGTCATCCTTCGCATGGAATACCATGCCTTTGAATTCGTATTCGGTGCCCGTGACGTGGACATTCACGACGCCGCGGTATGGATAGTCTGCCGGGCCTGGGTAGAGGAACCGAATCAGGCCGACAGTAGGCTCAAGCCACTCGACAGTTACCGTCGGACATATCTGCTTGTGGCCGAGCAATTCCCATATCTCAGTCAAGCTCTGCCCTCGCATATCGCCCGTTCCTCTGCCCGGCGCTTGACGAGTCCGGGCAGGATCCGGCCGCCTTGTCTGTTCCACATATCGAAAGCAGCGCACGCGCCGGCATAGTCTTCCGCGTTGAATCTCTTTGCCACGGTCGAGCCACAAAAAGCCTTGACCCCTATGTTGTAGGCAAGACTCACGCTGGCAGCGAATTCGTATTGATACATGGGAGCCGTGATACAACGGCGCACGCCCTGCGCATACACGCTATCGACCTCATCAAGCAATAGCTGCAATCCCCGTACCGGGTTTGACTTGTCACCCATCTTCACACCCTTGGTGCGCCCGAAATCAATCGTGGGGACATCGCCAGGAACGGGGATATACGCTTCATCTTTGTATCCCTCATGCACGGCAATTCCTACCAGAGTCGAGGCGGCCAGAACCATCGTGGCGACAGTGGTACGTACTTGGGTCAGAGTAGGCTTAATCACCTTGCTTATCCAACGTGACTTGCATCAGCCCTGCTGCGATCATGCACACCCCGCCCCATATCAAGCCTGTTCCCGTGTCTGCGTAAATGCTCGCGCCCACCGTGATAGACACGGCTCCGATGTAGTATGAAATCCACCCGATAGCGTATTTGTTCATTGCGCCAGGCCCTGATCGATAAGCCTTGCGGGAGCCACAAGGGCAGCAAACAGCACACTCAGTGCTCCGAGAGTCGTGGCAACTGCAGCCCATGCTTCAGGAGACAGGCCGACGAGCCCCGCGGGGATGACCGTCGCTATCTGTTGAAATATGGCAAACAGAGTCGATCCGGCTCCCATCCGCACGCTCCACGCCTTCTTTAAAACGTCCTTCCAATTCCAGACAAGATTCATTCTTCTTCCTCGATTCGTCTCAGGCCATTTCTCTTTGCGGCCCGCTCGTAAACTTCGTAATCTTCCCTGCAACCGGTGTCACAGAAAGCGCCTGCAGATGGTTCGTCACAGTTCAGGCAGCGGCCGTAATGCTTCGGGACAGGCCTCCTCATCCTTGCTGCTGCAGACCTTTCCAGTTCCTCGCGTTCAGCAGCGCGATCCAGATCATCCATGCTCTTCCAGGCACTCCAACTTCGCTTTCACATCAGTCCTCGCATCGCCGGTTTCTATGCCGGCGCAGGGGTGAACGGGTGAAGCCGGCGCGGGAGTTGCTTTCGGTGTTTGTGGTTTCAGTTCCTTCGCCTTTGGAACTTCAGTCTCCCGCGGGGCCGTGATTTCGATAGTCGGGGAAATAGGAACAGGCTTTGTCTCCGGCTTCTGTTCCATCGGAGGAACGGTACAAGCCGCCAGAATGATGGCGGCGATAATAAAAGCTGATCGCATCATCTTCTCCTTGGCCACTGCTCGATAATCCTGTCGAGCTTCTCGTTGAACTCCTTCATCGTCTCGCGCTGCTCGGCGCGCGCCGCTTTGATCTCGTCGCCGAGACGATCATTGGTGCGCTCCTGATACAGTTCGCCCCTCTTCAGGCTGGCAATATCGTTCTGCACAGCGTTGTAGGTAGCTATCCCGGACGCCAGCAGCCCGGCAATACTCAAGATGCCGCTGAGAGTCAGCGTAAAATTTGACGCCCCTTTGCGCTGCGGCTTTTCCCCGTCGCAGGTCACGATTACCCCACGAGCCAAGCGAACATGATCAGGACAAGAACGACGGCAAGGCCGCCGCCTACAATCACAGCGGTCCAGCTGGAGTTCTTTATCTTGTCCAGCCACGAATCAGCCTTCGCGTCAGCCTTTGCATTCTTCTCGATGATTTCTGCCAGTCCATCTTCAAAGTCGTTGCTCATTCTTCCTCTCCGTCTGTAAAAAGTGATGCCGGTCATAATAAAAAAGCCGCTCTAAGCGGCTTTGCGTCCTGCTGCTGCCCATCCTGGAGTTGGATGATCTGATACCGCCCCAATACTCGGCGGATTGGTGTGATACTTCCCGAAGAAATCTCGTCCTCCTAGATACGTTCCGCCACGTTTTACCGTCGCCGCAGTAGCACGATGCTCAGAGTCGAGCAATGGATCGACTGTCACGGTAGCGGTATATGCCCCAGACCGATCGACAGAGCCATATCCATAAACACAGTTATTGCTCCCAGAAAACCCCGCGCAAGTCGTGTCTACATCGATACCGTACGTTCTAGTGCCTTTCAGGATATTGTTCGTGATTACCCCGTTTTGAGCGTAGGTAAAGAACGCTATCTCGCCGTTGTGCGCTCCGGTTCCGGTATTGTTTGCGTAAAAAGTGTTGTGCCGGATCGTGCTATTCCAGCAGGCCGAACCGGCTACAGCCGCGAGCTGGTTGTTATATGCAATATTGTTTTCAATGGTATTGTTATCGCCGCGATTGATCGTGAAGCCAGCGCCCTCGTTGTTGTAAGACTTGTTGCGTCTAAGGATAGATGAGTCGGTAAAGTCATCCAGCGCGAAGCCATGACCCTCATGGTCTGGAGCGGTCTGGTCCCATACGTTTTCGTATGACTCGCAATCTTCCACGAGAATGTTGTAGCACCGCCCCCAGGCATAAACCACACTCTGGCTGGAAGGGTTAGACGCCGAGTTCATATTGATGTAAAGCACCCCGCCGCTTACTCCGAACTCGCCCAGAGTAGGAGTAGTTGGAGTGCTGGTATTTTTTGTAAGCCGCTGGTATCCGCTGACTGATGTTTTGACGTAGTACACGTCAGTCTCATATGCAGCTAACGTCTTTTGCCAGATCGTGCCGCTAGTATTCGTCCATCCGCTTGTCGCATCAGTCCGCCTTGCTTTGCATGACAGCCCATGCCCACCAGCAGCAGCATTGAAACCGTTGCCGTAGAACTTGCAGCGCCGAACCGTTACGCCCCATGCCCCGTTTATCAGCAGTCCATGAGTACGGTTATCAAAGAAATGGCAATCCTCTATTACATAATCAGTCGTTGCTCCGGTTGAAGTTGCAGTTGCCCCGATAACCAGACCTGAGCCGCCGTACTTCATGTTCGTAAAATAGCATCGTCTTATTCTGTGTCCGCTATTAGCCGTAGCGCCGCTAGCCAGGATGTACATCGAATAAGAGACTTGATTCAGCCCATCAAAGTACAGATCGCTGATGTCTATGTTGCTCAAGCCAGAGCAATTGATAATGAAGTCACTCGCCGGAGTTCCAGAAGCCACAGGCTTGAAAGTCGCATAAGGAACAGAGGCGGTCCCGTACGCTCCTACTATTGTTCTGTTAGTCGAACTCAGGCCAGAGCGGAAGCCTATATTCGCCGTAGTAATGACTTGAGTCGTGCCACGCTTGAATAGGTAAGTGTCGGAGTTCGTTCCTAGACCAGCGACACGGAATGCGTCATAGCTTGCCTTTGCGGCCCCTTCGCTTGTCCCTGCGTTGGCGTCCAAGCCGTTAACTGAATCAAAATACCACGTGGTCATTAGTCACCTACGAAATGCAGAACGCGGAAATACTCAAGGGTCAACGCATCGCCTGAGCTAGCACGTTGCCCTATGATTCTTAGAGTTTGGTTAACCGAGAAGTCGATTGTGTAAGTAGCAGGGGTACCCGAGCCAGCTGTGACGTATGTGTTGTCATAAGGCTGTATCTGAGAAGCCAGAGAGTTACGATTCGCCAGTACGATCAGTGGAGCTTCTTTAACCGTAGTGGTGCGCGTTGCCGTGTAGACCACTGTTGAGCCAATCGCCACGCTCAGGATTTTATTATTCGCGCTACTAGCGAATGTCCATAGCGGTTCAATCTGAAGGACGCTGTTTACGCCGAGCGTTCCTGCCAAGATATTGAACGTATAAAGCTCTTCGTCTACAGCCGAACTGGAGCAAGAGGAAGCGACAGCCGAACCGGCAAGTACTTCAACAGGCCGCGTTACCAAGGGATAGATAGCATCAGCCGCGCCCAAGTACCCGATGATGTTGTCCGAGTCGTCTAAGTGGTACGGAACCTTCTCAGCCTGTTTGGCATTGAGATTAGCGACATTCGCGTCATACTCAGCAAGGGTAAGTGCAGCGCCCTTCGATACGCGAAGGACGGTTGTTGCCGGATCATTCCAGGCCATTTAGCGCCTCGTTGCCCTAAGCGCTGCTTGAGCCGCCTTGTGAGCGTTGACTCGTGCCGTGTCGCCTTCCGTTAGGGCGCGGATAATCTTCCAGTCAGCGGCCATGAGCTGAGCGTCAACAGAGGCATTCCATTCCGCATCTGTCTTCGTTACAGGAGCAGGATCAGAGGAGACTAACTCTCCGTTAATTACAGATATAACCTTTCCAGCAGCTTGAGCCGTCATTAAGTCTTGATATTGCTGATCGGTCAGAGATACCTTATCTGATGGGATATCGTTGTTTATTTCAGGGTCGTAGAAGCCCTTTGTTGTCGGCGAGTAATACATATCAATATCCTATTGCGATGTAGTTGATATATCGTGTGCCGCTATGCAATGCGCTCATCCCCTCTGCTCTGAGAGTGATCTGTGTAGTCGATAGCGCCAGCACTCTCACAGCGGTATCGTCATCCCCTGTCGCGCTATTCAGGATAGTCCCGACAGCCACCAGACCGGCATTGGGAAAAGTAATGGGCAGGGAAAGGGTTGTGTTAGCGTCGGGAGACAGGCTTCCGGATACGCCCCACTGAATAATCAAACCGCCGGGGAATTTCTGGTATCCGCTTGCTCCGTAGCTTTTCGCAGAGGCCAAGTTAGAAGGAGTAACAGCCCTTGTCGTGTCAGTGCCGGCCATCGCCTCTGCATCAGTCGCCAATTCAACAACTCCAGTTGCTGAAGTCGTCGCGGCTTGCTTTAATGCGGTGAAAGCAGCGGCAGCCGTACTCGCCCCCGTACCCCCGTCTGCAATAGCAAGGTCTGTAATGCCGGTAATCGAGCCAGAGGTAATAGCAGCAGCGCCGATCAATGAACCGCCGCTAAGAGATGCGTACTGCCATCCGTCTATCGTTCCACTTACTGAAGCAATAGGCCACGCCAAACCGACTTCGTTAGCTGCAGTCGTGTAGTTCGCGCCGCCTGGACAACGAAGAGTTGTCGCGTTATGAGTTATAGGGACCGCACCGGAAAACCTGAGCATGATCGGACCACGGTAATTAGTGCCGAACGATGTGATGCCAGTCGTGCCGGTAATCCTGAGTTTTGTTGATGCCTGACCGCCGATGTCGCATGTCGCGGCAGAGGCTAGGTCTAGCTCTGATTTTTGAGATATCTCGTTTATCGCATCCCACAACTGAGCGAAACCTGAACGAGCCACAGCATTACTCGGATTAGGATATGTATCCGAGATAGCCGTCTTTAACGGAAGCATTGTCATTTAATAGCCCTGAATAAATATATCTGCCGTAGCGCCAGAAACCGCTACGTGTGATGCGTTGTAAGCCTTGATACGTGGTGCGAGAGGACTGCTCTTATCTGTCTCAACCGTGACAGCACCGCTACTATTCGCCTGAAGCTGTACGTTTATTACCTTGATTGCAGTAAAGTTTTTCGTGTAGGGAATTACCGTTCCGCTTGAGCTAATAGATAGGTCAGCAATGCTCTCCAGCATGTCAGGAGCGTCAACTATCAGGCTAAAAGCTGTTATCTTTCCTTGCGTATTCCCTGATCCAATCGTTACCCTGAACTGATAATCGGCATTCTTCGCCGTGATCTGTCCAGGCCAAGGAATCCACGTAGGCGAATACGAGCCGAAGAACGCCCCTGTTTCAGAGAACGCCCCGAGGTCTACAGCAAGGAATGAATTAGGATTGCTTGGATCGAAATGAGCCGCGTCTGCTACTGCAAACGAGTTTGGGTTATTGCTGTCAAAAGTTCCTGCGTCGATAGCATCGAATGCTTCGGGACCGGGAGCATAGAAAGCGTCCGTGTCGGTACTGTAGAAAGGATCGTCATCAGCACCGTAGAACGATCCTTCTCCGCTTATCTTGTACTCAATCCGAACATCAACGCCATCAGTTAGCAGGTCCAGCGTGATTTTCGAGCCTACTAGACCGGATGAAATCGTTACGACATCCGACTCATAGACCATCGCCCTGTAACCAGCAGAGGGCTTGTAGAACGATCCTGTGCTACCGTAAAAGGACTGGAGATCGTCACCATAAAACGAGTCAGCCGCACCAGCTACGAGATGCCCTGAAGATACCGAACAGTCCGTTAACGTCCCGGCAAACGTGGGATGAAAGTCGTGTTCCTCGACTACATTAGCAACAGGCGCATCGCCGAGATTCGTAAAGACCTGAGCCGCGTTGACCGACTCATTTCCTGACGTATCCAGCGCCTTGCCCATGATCGTCACGGAGCCATAAGGCAGCGCGATCAGGTCATAAGGTGAGCCGGTTACTATCCCGTTATGCAGCGGATTGGCTGTTCCCCAATCCAGGTTATTCCCGTAGTGATAGCGGAATACATACCCCGCCAGATCAAGGTCTGTTACCTCAGTCCAGGTCAGGATTGATCCGTCTATCGAAAGATTTTCTACATCACCGGGAGGCTCGGACTTCCCGATAACTTGATGAGCGTCGGCATAAGTCCAATCGCTCTTTACATTCAGGTACGGATCAACTGCCCTGCCACGTACCGAATACCATGCCAAGTCCTCAACGGGAGAGAGATATAGTCCGGTATCTGATCCAGTTGCGGTCGTCTTTCTCCATACTGTCTCGCTATCCTTCTTCCACTCAATCTCGACTATGCCGCCGTAGAACGTAACGCCCGATGTGTCATTCCACGTTGCATGAATACGCGATACGATGGTCCCGTCTTTCTGAATCAGCAGAGAGTCGGTTCCTGAGTTGAGCGTCAGGAAAGTAAGTTTTGTCGCAAGGAACGGATTGGGCAAATCCGTGTTTGGCGTATCGTCAAGGACTACCGTATCCGCCAAGTCCCATATGCTTGCCGCGTCCTCCTTCAGCGTGAGACTGATTGCCGCAGTAGGCGAATAGCTCTTATCCGTTACGCGATAGACCTTTGCTGTTTGGCCTAGAAAAGCACTGGTTAAGGTGACTCTATCCCCGACATGGATATCCCATGCTTTCAGGGAAAACTCAGCCTTGACCGTAAAACCGTTACGCTGATCCTCTACCTGAATACGGGCTAGGTTATGAACGCGCTGCGCCGAATCGGTAAACGGGAAATTAATATCCGCGAACTTGTCCCGTCCGTCAGCAGTGCGGTACGTTGCGTTCTGGTACGGAGGGTAGTCCGTCGCTACATACAAATTCTCAGCAGTTATATTCTGTCCGCGTACCCCGTTGATAATGTCGGCATCAGATATGCCAGGAGTTACAGCAAGCGAACCGACTATGTCTGTCTGTACCAAGGACGCGATAGGAGCCACGTACTTGCCAGCAAATACCTCCCATGTAGTCGAGACTATGCCGCCAGCCATAGCGTCAGCCATAGCCTCCAGAATCTGCGCCTGATCCTGATCGGCTGTGACGGTCCCGTTCAGCGTGTACAGAGCGCCAAACGTTTGAGCCTCGTCACATACATTAGCCGCAGTTATAAAGAAGCTAAGCGGTATGTCGCTTACCGGAACATTGCAGAACGGTCCGAGCAGAAAGTCATATATCGCTAGAGCAGGGTTCGTGCTGTATGCCGTCTCTCCTGTCCGCAAGTCGTACAGCTTCTTGCCGCGCATCAGGACGTTTATATCCGGCAAGCCACCTTGAAACTCTGCCTGTCTCAGATCGAGCCGAATAACCGTATAGGTAAAGCCGCGAAGAACCGCAGTGTCTTTCCACTTCGCACCGCACTCAGCCAACAGGGAAGCATCAGCCGGATCGTCAGCAGTGCCCAGATGCTTCTTTACCCGAACTTGAGCATTCGTTACTTGATATTGATAAGTAACGCTGTAATGGTCGAAGGTGAACGTCCAGCCAAGAGGCAGCCCGGCGGGGAGCGAGCCGGTGACGGTAATCGTGTTGCCTACTCTGGTATAAGTTGCCTCGCCGCTAAGCGGTATGATCCCGCTGACACCACCTATACTGCCACTACCGTATGCAATGACCTTGACCGAGCTAGACGGCGTATGCTGGAGCGTGAAGGGAGATGTTGCGAAAGTCTCCGTTATGCTCTGCGTTGACGAGTTGACAAAGTAATCGCCAGTCGTGACGAAACCATCATCGTCGAGCGGGCCCAGAGCCTTACCATTTATGTAAATCTCATCGATCGCTTCTGATTCGTGCGCAGCGTGTATGCAAACGATGTGCTTGTATTCTTCGTTCTCTCCTGACACGAGAATTGCCACGACATCAGACCCGACCTTACACTTGCCGTAAACAATCCTCCAAGGCGCTTCAGTCGCGATGCGCGTTACTGTCCGGTCCTGAAGGGAGTTGAGAAAATCTTCCCTGGCTTTGGCTGCTGCGCGTTTGGCTTTCTTCGCAGCGGCTTTCTGAGCCATTGCGCCAAAGACCGTTGTGCCAATGGTTAGAGCGATAGACGCAACTGTGAAAATAGTTGACGCTGATAGGCCAATCCCGGCAATAATTCCGGGAATTGCCGCTAGTAATGGCGGCATTTATATCTTCCAGGCCAAATTAGCGCAGTTGCGATCCCTGAATACCAGTCCAGACTCACCGACAGACACAACATGGCGACCAGAAAATAAACAAGCTGTCCCGTCGATAATGGTTAAATCGCCATCTTGAGCCATCGTTGGTTTTATCTGCTTTAGGTTACTTTGGAACAAAAAAAAGAGACCATTTAGGTCTCTTAGTTTTTTTGCCGCTTGTCGCGCCGTTCGCCACGGCCTATGTTCTGTCAGGTAATCTCGCCCTGTCTTAAGCTCTAGCCATCCTATTGAGAAGGTTACGCAGTCGTTTTCTCCCCACTCAAAAGGCTTAGCGCGATGATCTTCGATATAGTCTGATAACCTCACTGACCCATTCTTTGTTTAAGTATGGCCTGCTGCTCTTTGGTTACGATCGTGTATCCCCTAGCTTCCATACACATGACACTTAAATCCCTTTGACGCTGTACTAAGTCTATTTGACCGTACATCACTCCATACCGTGGATCAGCAACTTGGGCATGTTTAATAGCCTCATACTCGCATTGTTTTGCATCAGTCTGGTATTGCTGCTGATTGCCGTGCGGATGGCTAAAATTTACAGGCTCAACCGAAGCGCAGCCGGCAAAAATAACAGTAAGGAACAGAACAAATTTTTTCATTTAATAGCCCTCTTGTTAAACCACAAGAATGCTATTACGGCAAACCC